AAAGTATGTGATGGACTTGTAGTCCCAATCCCCAAGCCGACAGCACTTGCATCCCAGAAGAGTTTTGGCGTGGTGCCTGTTTCCTCGTAGAAGCTGATGTCGCCGCCTGCATTTGCTTGCAGCCGTGTTAAGCTAGATGTGCGAAGTTCAACAACCTCACTTGAGCCACTACCTCGAACCTGCGCAGAGCCATCACCCCAAGAAAGACTGTATGCGTCATCAAGATTAACACCAGAACCATTTACATAAACAGCGCCATCAAACGTAGCACCATCAGCAACCACAGTACCCGTTACGTTAAGATTACCCGTCATAGTATCGCCAGCTACTTCAACGTAACGAGCATCTGCCTGTGACTTAGTATAAGTATCAGCTACTACGAATGTACCATAAGCTACAATGTCTACGCTATCACCTGCTGTAGCACCTGTAGTCAACACAACGGATGTACCACTTGTAGCAGTAAAGTCTGTACCACTAATAAGCTTCACACCGTTTAGGTACACATCTACATAGCCGGGATCGTATGTAACAGCAAAGGTAGTCTGACCAGATGTAGCTGTATAAGTCTGACGCTCAGATGTACCGTTTACAGATGAACCAGCAGCCTGCCATCCAGAGCCACCATAGACGTACATGATGTCAGTCGTAGTGTTGAAGTACAAAGCACCAGCTATAAGTGCATCACCATCATTGTCTAGCGCAGGAGCAGTAGCTTTAGCACCCAAGTAACGATCATCAAAGTCATCATATGATGCAGCTGCATTAGCTTCACTGGTAGCGGCAGCACTTGCAGAGTTAGCAGCATTAGTCTCACTTGTTGCAGCGTTAGTCTCTGAGGTAGCAGCATTGGCAGCACTTGTAGCTGCAGCAGTAGCAGAGCCAAGGATTGCATCTACGTATGTCTTATTAGTGAGGTCTGGACCGTTAGTAGGTACATAGGTAGTTGTAACCTTAGCACTACCCATGTCGATAGCACCAGTAAGAGTACCACCAGTAAGAGCTAAGAAGGTAGTGTCTGCATAGTTTTTACTTACTGCGTCCTGTGCTGCAGTAGGATCACCCAAGCCAGTAATCTTAGACGTACCCATAGCAATAGGGCCAGTCATCGTACCACCTGCTAGTGGTAGCTTAGTGGCAATGCTAGTTGTTATAGTAGTAGCAAAGTCAGGATCATCGCCCAGCGCCGCAGCCAGTTCATTAAGAGTATCAAGAGTACCGGGGGCAGAGTCTACAAGGTTAGCTACGGAGGTATCTACATACCCCTTAGTTGCAGCATCATTTGTATTAACGGGTGTAGTAAGGTTAGTGATGGTAGCTGTAGTACCAGCATTCATATTCAGTGTACCATTAACCGTTACGTCTTGAAACGATGATGTACCCGTAGAAGTTACATTGCCCGTTACATTACCTGTAAGGTTGCCAGTGACATTACCTGTGACGTTACCCGTTACATTGCCTGTAAGCGGTCCTACAAGGCTTGTACCAGTGATTGTCGTACCAGTTATAGCTGCAGGACTTGCTGCACCAATAGTAGCACCGTCAATAGCACCACCATTAATATCAACAGTAGCTAGAGTAGCCTGTCCAGATGTAGATACAGTTGTAAAGCTACCAGCAGCAGGGGTAGTAGCACCAACAATACCATTTAAGTTACCAGTTACATTTCCAGTTACATTACCTGTGACGTTGCCTGTAACATTACCAGTTACGTTGCCAGTCAGGTTCCCTGTAACATTACCTGTAAGAGGACCAACAAGTGAAGTACCTGTAATGGTAGTACCAGTAATTGCAGCAGGTGTGGTTACACCAATAGCAGTGTTGTCCATTGCACCAGAGTTGATGTCAGCAGACGTAATGGTAGTAGTACCAACAAGAGCGGAAGTACCAGTTACACTCAGATTGCCTGTAAGACCTACGTTAGTAAAGTTACCAGCGGCGGCTGTAGTACCACCAATAACTGAACCATCAATAGTACCCCCATTAATATCTGCAGTAGTAGCAGTAACGGAAGTAAATGTACCTGCAGCAGGTGTAGTCCCACCAATAGTAGAGTTGTCAATAGTACCTGCATTAATGTCGGCAGTAGTAGCAACAAGAGATGTAAAGGTACCTGCCGCTGGAGTAGTGGCACCGATAGTTGCACCATCAATAGTACCACCAGTAATAACTACAGAGTCAATGTAACCAACACCGTCAATGTACAAATCTTTAAACTCAGCACCTGCAGCACCAAGATCAATGTCATCATCCGTTACAGGTACAATAGCACCATCTTGTACTCTTATTTGCTCTACTGCAGCACCTGATACTTCTGAGTAAAAGCTAACACGGTTGTTTGCTGTGTCTACAACTACCTTGTTATTGCCATCAAGATCAGCAATGAGTGGAACGTATGTACCCTCAGCAGATGTACCGTCATGCTTGTGACCCGTGCTGTTGTTAAAAGCATCACGGATAGCGTTAAACTCTGCGTTTACTGGTGCAGCCTTAATAACCGCATTAGCGATAATGTCAGCTACGGATTGTCTAGTATACCCTGCCATGTTACAGCCTATCTCCTACTCCAAACGTAATCACTATACCTTGAATGCTATGTGATGCGTTTGTATCATTTGTTACGTATTTTAGTGATGCTGACTTACCAGAACCTGAAATGTTTGTACGTTGAACAGGTGCAGGGTTACCATCAAAGATTGCGGTGCTATCGTACAGAGCTTCGTTGTAGTATGCTGCAGCGCCTTGGGTTGTTAGTGTAAAGTTACTGGGGCTAAGTGTATCTACATCTTCGTAGTCGTACAAAGCAGACATGACGATCTCGTTGTCACCCTCAGAGCGTAAGTAAGTAGCTATAGTGTAGAATACCTTACGTTGCTCTGGGTCTTGCATGTGGAAGAACGGTGTCTGGAATACACTGAAGATGTCCTCACCGTCAAACGAGTTCCCCTGCTCTTGTCTGTGTACCTTACCAGCACTATCACCGTGTATAACAAACTCATACTGACCAATGTAACCAGAAGCTGCACAAGTAGTGAAGATACCAAGCATCTGTCCATACTCAAATTGCAAGCCATTAGGTGTTTGTCTAAAGCCGCCAATGATACCCTGACCATCTGCAGCACCAAGGAAGTAACGGAACTGTGTCTTCTGTCTTATAACTACAGCATCTAACTTGTCTAAGTCTGTATCAAATACAACATCAGTAAAGATAGACTGGATGTCCTTGGAGACTGTCTCAAGGTTAACGTCACCGATCTTGTCAGTACCACTAATGGGGCGTAGACCGTCTTGAGAGAGGAACAGCAAGTCACCACCGATCTCAACTATACTGTCTATAGCCAGACAACCTAGATCATCCGTAACTTCTTCAAGAACAAAGTCTGCAATGTTATTACCTACAAGCTTACGGATGTTGTTTGATCCAAAGATGTATAGTGCGTCACGGAAAGACTTGATTGCTACAACAGGGAAGCCTACATTAATTACACCTGAACCATTTGCAGGGTCAAAGTTGGTTTCATTATAAGGTGAAGAGAACCACAAGTTAGTAGGCTCAGTAGCGTCACCCGCTAAGAATAAATGGTTCTGAAATAAATGAGAGACCTTTGCTGCGCTGGGGGCATTAACGGCAGTAATCTGAGTGTATGTTGTACCATCATAAGTCGCAGCAGGGTTTACACCATCTGTAATTACTACTTTAGGTGTACCCCAGTTGTACTTAGTAAAGCGAACCTTAGGGTACGTAGATACATCTACTGATACAGGTGTAGTAATAGTAACCCAAGCAGACGTAGAGGCATTCCAGTAGTACAAATAGTTGGAGCTACCTGTGTCGTACCGTGCAGCAAGGATACCATCATGCAACCCATTGACTACAGCTACACCAAGTACATTACCAAAGCCGGGTACTGTTCCGTAGTCGTTACTGTAGCCACTGATCTTACGGTAGCCACCTGTAACAGCAGGCTCGTAATTAATCAAAGAAATAGCTGAACCAGGTTGTGTCTCACCCTGTGATAACACATCACGACTGGTGTTTAGACCGCCTTGGCAGAAGACCTTAAAGGAGGCTAGATTATCAGCCATTAGTAACCACCACTAAAAGAGGTTGTGCCACCACGTGTAACTACAGTAGAGCGAAGAGCAATGGTATCATCCATCAGAACACGGCGCATAGACTTAATGCCATCCTCAAAGTTCTTCTGGTGCATAGAGGCACTCTGTTCGTTACTACGGAAGCGCATCATAAACATCATAGCACCATCAATAAGCACATGCTTAAAGCGATCTGGAATGATACACACATCATTGTAGACAAGCATGTCAGCAGGATAAGACCAGTAAACATACTCAATCTCATACGCTGCGTTAGGCACAGGTGTAACACCAAACTTCTCTTCAAACGTTTGATACACAGTAACGGGAGCGCCATCACCATTTACTGTATCGCCTGTGTCATCTCCAGTGCGGAAGTTCTGAATGTAAGACTCATAAGAGATAGGCGCTAGGCGGCGAGGGCCGTTGTTCTGAGATGCAAGCTGTTTGATGTAGAACGTATCCCAGTCAGCACTAGAGTAGTCTGCAGGGAAGTCATACTGACGTACACCTGCTGTAAGAGTTTGGGTATATGTGTTCTTGAGGAAGGGCCACTCTTGACCGTCCTGTAGAATAAGTCTAACGCTACTGTTTACTGCGTCTTTAGCCAGAGCTTGAACGTTACGCACTGTATCAAAGCCATCACCTGCAATATCAAGTGTGACTTCATTCATGCGTCTTAGTAATTCATTAACTAGCGATACGTAAGTAGCCATAGAGTTATCCTACCGTTAAGTGTGCCGAAGGGCCAGCCTCGTAAGAGACCAGCCCGACAGACTAAGTGATTTAAGCAGCGTTGTAACGTGCTGTGATAAGTGCTTCTGGACGCAGAATCTTGCGGCCATAGAGGTGCATACCACGAACAATGTCAGCAAAGCTGTCTGGGTCACGGTAGTTCTCGACTTTGTTGATCTGCTCAGCAGAAGCAACAGCATCGTCTTGACCAGCAACTACAACACCGTAGTTAGTAGACTGTGCAGTTGTACCAGAAGTACCAGCACCTGTACCAGCAGCAGGCAGAGCGTTAGACACATAAACACGGAAGCCGTGAATGTTGTTCAACACCAGACCGTTTTGCAAGCCTGAACCACCGAAGTCACCATTCAACATGCGTGAATCTTCGTCTTTCAGCATCTCTACAAACACTGGGTCAAGAACAACCCAACGTCCACGTGCATCTACATTCTGTGTGTCCATCTTACGAGCCATACGTGCAAGTACAGTCAAAGGGGAAACAGTTGTAGCTGACAGGGCTGTTGCGCCTGGCAAACGTGGTGCCAATGGCACGGAGTCACCTGCAGTAGCTGTACCAGAAATGGTCAAGTTACCGAAGTCAGTTGCGTCCAAGTGGTTTGCAGTGAGCAATTCACCAGTCAAGTTACCTGCTGTTGGGTGCTGTGCATCGCCAGATGTAGTGGTGATGTAAGCGCCTGCAGTTGTGTGACCAGAGAGGTAAGACAGTACGTCTGAGTCCATTGCGTCTGCCATTTTATATGCAGCACGGTCAGCGGCCAAAGATGTGAAGTCTACGTTTGCAAACTGCTCTTCAATGTCATCCATTTTGAAAGCAAAGTAGTTAGCTTTGTCGATGGTGAGCGAGAAGTCAGAGTCATCAAGCTTCTCTACTGAGATACCTGTGTGACGCTGCAGAGCGTTGACGGTTACGTCTGGCTCTTTTTGAATGCGAACAGTGTCGCCTTGGTTTGCAATCTCACCGAAGTAAGAGTTGTTGGTGATTGCGTTAGTTACAGCTGCACGGCGAAGTGCAATCTGTGCTTGTTTGGAGTAGATAATCGGGGAAAAGTTCCCGTCAAAACCACCACCAGCGGTTCCAATAGCCATAATAATTCTCCTTTATAGATATGGCGTGAGATTTAGACACTACATATCCACAATAAAAGAGGCTCGTTGTCTTAGGGTAGTCAGCGTTGCTATCAGGATGGCCGTCCTTCAAGCGCTGGGCCTATACTCAGAGGTAGTTCTTCGTGTGGCTAGTGCTTAGTTAAAAGCATGTACAAGCAGTTGATGCCTGACAATGTACATGCCTATAGTTTTATCTACGATACGAGTGTTGTCAACTCATTTCTTTGATACATCGTAAATAAACTTACCAGAGCGCTGAGCATCAAAGATCTCTTCCATGCGCTTCTCGTATTCCTTGATAGACATTTTAGCTACCTGTGACTCAGTGATATACTTAGATGAATCATCTGCGTCCAGTGATGCACGTCCTTTAGACTTAACTGAGGATGCTGCTGCTTTATCAGAGCTAGACACCTTTTTAGTCTTAATACCTTGATCTGACTTATAAAGGTCAATAACTCGTGCAACAGACTTAGCGTCTTCGCTATTCTCATATAGAGCATCCTGTACCACTTTAGGCTGTTTCTCTGCCCAAGAGTGGAACGCATCATCAGCACGAATCTCTTGAAAGTCAGGGTGAAGGGAGAGTAACTCTGCTTCTGCCTTCTCACGCTTAGCAGTTGTACGTAAAGCTTCGATCTCTTTTAAGCGCCCATCAAGCTCAGAGGAACGCTCACTAGCTTTCTTATCAGCAATAGCTTCTACAATACCTGCAATGTCTGGGTACTTCTTAGCCCAAGCCTCTACTTCATCTTCTGACTTAGGTAGTACAAGCTCATTCTTAGTAGCCGCATCAAGTTGAGCAGTTAGTTTATCAAGCTGAGCCTGAAACTCTTTCTCTTTCTCTTGAGTGTGACGCCGTAGATCACCGTAACGCTTCTTAAAGTTCTTCTCTTCTGCACTCAGATCTTCATCTTCTTGTGCTTCAACTTTTGGTTCTTCTTCTTGTTTGGTAGGACTCTCTGCCTGAACTGCGGGTTCGCTAGGCTCTGAGCTATCGGGTTCCGCTTCAACAGCTTCTTCTTCTGTTTCATCTTGCGTTACACCTGCTTGTTTAAGCAGTTCCCGTAGCTCTTCCTCATCCCGCTGTACACGAGACATGTTGCGTTTGTGTGACATTGAGTTTGTTTCAATTAGGGCTTCTGGCATTTTTCATTCCTTATGTTGGGGCCAGCCTTAGCTGGGTAGCCTTATTGTTTTATGGTAGTGGGTAGTTACTTCTTTTTCTTCTTCTGCATCAAGCCGCCTTTATTCAGGCCAGTAATACCAAAAGACTCATCTAATCCTGCTCCACCCTTCTTCTCTTCTGAGGTTAAACTTTTTGTAGCCTGCTCAGCCGCAGCTTGTTTATAGGAAGTACTTTTACCCGACATACCACCGGGTGTACTCAGATTCTTTTGGCCTACTGCTATTTCAGAAGATCTATCCCCACGATCTGCTTGCATTTGTGCTATTTGTGCATCCGTAGTTTTATCTATAGAGGATGGTGTTCTTGTAGATGCTACCTGAGTGGAAGTAGGTTTCTTAGGTGTAACAACAGCATCCGCAACTTTCTTAGTACCAAACGTTTCAGAGAACCAGTTAGTGATACTATCAATAATACCACCCTCATCTGCAGCTTCAACAGGCTTAATACCCTTATCTTCCATGTTCTTTAGTATTTGTTTTTCTGCGTACTTAGTTGCACCAAGACCAACAACACCTAACATAGGATTAATTGCAGTTAAACCTTGCATAAGAGTGTGTGCTTTTTTGTTTTGGTTTAGAGCGTTTTGCAACTCCGCCCCACTCATCTCACTGAAAGGCTTGTTACCCTCACCTGTTTCAGGCTTAATAGGTGAGTCATCACTGGAACTCGCTTGTGTTGTAACCTGAGGAGTTTGTACCTGTGTAGTACTCCAACCAGCTGCCAGCTTTGAGTCATACTCTGTTTGCTGGGCAGGGAGAGTAAAGGACTGCGTTGTAAGACCATCAGGGCTATACAACATTACTGTAGATGGTGTAGGAGTTGTTTCTGTAGGAGTAGAGGGTGACAAGAAGCTGAAACCAGCGCCATACATGGAAGGGTCAAACGTAGACTGCGTAACGTCTGGAGCAGTACCGTCCTCTAAGCCACCTTCATTATAACCTGCGTTACCAACAGCTACAGGAGCAGGTTGCTGGTACATAGCTTGTTGTTGCATGTAAGGGTCAGCCTGTGTGGATTGTGTAACTTGTGGTACGAAACCACCTACTGCCATACCCATCTCTTGTAGTACAGCCATCTCTTCTGGAGTTAGAGCGCTTTCAGCACCACGTGGGTCTTCC